ATAGAGGACGAATAATGAATCAAATGTTTATTGGTATTATTATTGTGATGGGATTAGGCGGTTATTATCTATATAACGAAAACCAAACACTCACTCAGAATAATATAAAATTAGAATCAGCTGTTGAAGAGCAAAAGCAAACAATGGCAATCATGAAAGAGCAATACGAAAAACAAGGTAAAGCTCTGATGAATATGAGTAGACAAAATGCTCAAATAGAAAAAGAAAAGGCAGAATATCTCGCAATATTCTCCAGACATAATTTAGACTTACTTGCTCTAAAGAAGCCTGGATTAATGGAAAATAGATTTAATAATGCAAGTGAAAAAGTGATGGAGGGTATGGAAGATGATACAGAAAAACTATTTAATATCAACAATCCTAATTCTAGCAATTAGTGGTTGTTCATTATTACCTACAAAGAAATTAGAGGTAATATCTAAACCCGTACAAATAGATATTATGCAACCAGATTTACCACGTCCTGTGGAACTTACAGCACCTCAATGGTGGGTTGTATCAGAAGCTGTTATAACCAATCCTTGTAAAAAATCAATATCATTCGAACCAAAGAAGTTTAATGATGAAGGTATAGAACAATTAAAAAGACCAAAGACCTGTGATTTATCTGAAAGAGATAATCCTGATTGGCCTGTTGGTTATACATATTTAGATAGATTCCTTGATGAAATGAAGGAACAAAATAATGGTGATGTGGTCTTTGTAGCAACAACAGTTGGTGATTATAAGGTCATGGCTGAAGATATGCAAGAATTGAAAAGATATATTAAGCAATTAGGCGAAGTTGTAATCTATTATAGAAATGTGACAATGCCTAATGGTGACCAAGGTGTCGGTGTAGGAATACAAACACCAGAAGCATCATCTGACCTTCGCGGTTAAAAAATAAAACAAATTAATGGTTTACAAACCAACCGGTTTGTGATATAATATACATATTATTATGAACAATACAACACTAATCAATGTCACTAAGCGTGACGGAACAATACAACCCTTCGACTTAGAGAAAGTACATAAAGTACTTGATTGGGCTGTGGAAGGCATCTCTGGTGTCTCCATGTCTCAAATAGAGTTAAAGGCAAACATTCAGCTTTATGATAAAATTAAAGCTTATGACATACACGAACTCTTAATTAAATCAGCTGCAGAACTCATATCAGAGGACACTCCAAACTATCAGTTTGTTGCAGCACGTTTAATATCATATAAACTAAGAAAAGAAGCTTATGGCGACTTTCAGGTTCCACCTCTTACACAAATCATTGAAACAAATGTAGAGCGTGGTGTATATGATGCAGAAATACTAGAAAAATATACAGAAGAGGAGATATGTGAACTTGATAATTATATCAAACACGAACGAGATGATTCATTTACATATGCCGGTATGGAACAATTCAGAGGTAAATATCTAGTTCAAGACAGAAGAACAAAAGCCATATATGAAACACCACAGATTTTGTATATGATGATTGCAATGACTCTCTTTGGTAAATACAGAGAGAATAGATTAAAATATGTTAAAAGGTACTATGATGCGACTTCTCAATTTTATATTTCACTACCCACGCCTATTATGGCAGGAGTTAGAACGCCGACGCGTCAGTTTTCTAGTTGTGTACTTATCGAGTCTGGCGATAGCCTCGACAGTATTAATGCTACTGCTACTTCAATCGTTAAATACATAAGTAAGAAAGCAGGGATTGGAATCGGTGCAGGTTCCATTAGAGCATTAGGTTCAAAGATTGGAGACGGTTCAGTTGTCCATACAGGTTTAATACCATTCCTCAAATATTTTCAAAGTGCTGTCAAAAGCTGCTCTCAAGGAGGTGTACGTGGAGGAGCTGCAACTGTTTATCTACCGGTTTGGCATTATGAGTTTGAGGATTTGGTAGTATTAAAAAACAATAAAGGTGTCGAAGAAACAAGAGTCAGACATATGGATTATTGTTTCCAATTCAATAAACTCATGTACGAAAGATTAATACAAGGTGGTAATATTACCTTCTTTGACCCAAACGATGTACCAGGTTTATATGAATCTTTCTTTGCAGACCAAGACAAGTTTAAAGAGTTATATGAAAAATACGAAAGAGCTCACAGTATTAGGAAAAAAACATTACCAGCCTTAGAAGTATTTCAAATGTTTTTAACCGAAAGAAAAGACACAGGTAGGATATATGTAATGAATGTTGACCATGCAAATGAGCATGGCGCGTTTAATCCTAAAAAAGCTCCTATTCATATGAGCAACCTTTGTTGTGAAATTGATTTACCTACAACACCACTAAACAGCCATGATGATACAGAAGGAGAAATATCTCTTTGTACACTATCGGCGATTAATTGGGGTCTAATAAACGAACCATCTGAGTTCGAAGAATATTGTGACCTTAGTGTCCGCGCTCTAGATGAGCTTCTTGATTACCAAGGATATCCAGTACCGGCTGCAGAGCAAGGTACATTATCTAGGCGACCTTTAGGTGTAGGTATTATTAATTTAGCTTATTTCTTAGCCAAAAGAGGACTCAAATATGACGAATCTGCCTATGATATTGTTGACCAATATGCAGAAGCATGGTCATATTATTTAATAAAAAGTTCAGCAAATTTGGCTATTGAGAAAGGAAAGCTGATATATAATAATGATACGAAATATTCTAAGGGAATACTTCCTATCGATACTTATAAAAAAGAGGCTATAGATAATTTAATAGAGTCTAGAGAGCGTTTACCGTGGACAGAGTTAAGAGAACAACTCAGAGAAACTGGCATCCGAAACTCGACTCTCATGGCATTAATGCCTGCTGAAACCAGCGCTCAGATAAGTAACAGTACGAATGGTATCGAACCACCAAGAGCATTGGTATCGTACAAACAGAGTAAAGATGGCGTGATGGCACAGGTTGTACCTGGTTATCATCATCTGAAAAATAAATATGATTTACTGTGGGACCAAAAATCCCCAGAGGGTTACCTTGCGATATGTGGTATATTACAAAAATATATTGACCAAGGTATATCAGTTAATACATCATATAATCCAGAACATTACGAGGACCATAAGGTTCCTATGTCTGCGATGCTCTCTGACCTTGTTACTGCATATAAGTATGGTTTAAAACAATTATATTATTTCAATACATACGATGGTGCTGGTGAGATTAAAGAAGATGACCATCACCCATATTATACAGGAACCGAACAACCTATAGAGGACGATGAAGATTGCGATTCATGCAAAATTTAAAAGATAAAATAAACGAAAGAATGGACATCCTACAAGATTGGATGGAACAAGATTATCACATGAAACGACCCGAAGTTGTTTATGACCATACACTTACAATATCCAAGTTTTGGTCAGTATTAAGTGAAGAGGATAGAGAATATATACAATGTGCACAAGATGCAATAGAAACAAAATCAACAATAACATGGAAACCTAATGTCAGTACTAAAGAAAAATAAAAAATCACACTTAAATAGAAACATGTTTTTTGATGATTCAGTCGATATCGCTCGTTATGACCAAGTGAAATACCCACAAATAGAAAAGATTACAGATAAACAATTAGGCTTCTTTTGGAGACCTGAAGAGGTAGATGTATCTAAGGATAAAAAGGATTTTCATGAACTCACGGAACACGAACAACACATCTTCACATCAAACCTCAAACGCCAAATATTATTGGACTCTGTTCAAGGTCGGGCCCCGAACATTGCTTTCCTTCCTATCTGTTCGCTACCCGAGATTGAGAACTGGATTGAAACTTGGTCTTTTTTTGAAACAATTCATTCAAGGTCTTACACCCATATTATTAGGAATATTTATCCTGACCCTGGTAAAGTTTTTGATGAAATGCTAGATGTCAAACAAATATTAGAATGTGGTAATGATATTGCTTTTTATTACGATGATTTAATTCAAAATAATAACTATGCCACAAACAAAAAGGAACATAAAAGGTCTTTATATATGTGTTTAATGAGTGCTAATGCTTTAGAAGGTATTAGGTTCTATGTTTCATTTGCATGTTCTTGGGCATTTGCTGAATTAAAAAAGATGGAAGGTAATGCAAAAATTATTAAATTTATTGCAAGAGACGAAAATACGCATTTGGCTGGCACAACAGTTATGATAAAAAGGTTATTGGAAGAGGACCCACAAATTGCTAAAATAGCAAAAGAGGAAGAAGAAGCTGCAACTAAATTGTTTATTAAAGTTATTGAACAAGAGAAACAATGGGCAGAGTATCTATTCTCTAATGGTTCAATGATTGGTTTAAATGAAACCATATTAAAACAATATATAGAATGGATTGGTTGTAAAAGAATGAGAGCAGTAGGATTACAATGTCCTTATACTGTTCCTCAGATGAATCCATTACCATGGACCGAAAAATGGATATCAGGTGGTAATGTTCAAGTTGCTCCACAGGAAACAGAAATAAGTTCTTATGTGGTTGGTGGTGTAAAACAAGATGTTGACGAAGGAACATTAAAAGGATTATCACTGTGAAGGAAGAAAAACTTTTACAAGTGGTTAACCTATCACCCTCAGAGGCATGGGTTGAAAAATTACATGATGTACATCCAATGAAGCAAATTGCAGTCGCCTCTGTGATTCAGGTTTGTGTATTTGGGTTTATGTTATTATCATTTTATTTAATAGGAAATTTTGTATGAAAGAATTAGGAATGAGTTTATTAGGTTGTTTAGCGATAGGATTATTTTTTGTTGCTAAAGTATATCCAAATTTAGAATATAGTGGAGTTGGCGGAGGTCACTCATGTGTAGGAGAATGTTATGAAGAATATGTTAAAATCAATGGTACGCCATCTGAAATTGAACAAAGAAAAAAGGCTCTCGCTGAAACAGACCCATTTAGTTCCATTAAAGGACTTTGGGCCGGTTGTGCCGCTTGCCACGGTAACGAGGGACAGGGTATGGCCGTATTCCCCGCTCTTGCAGGAAGAGATTCAGCGTATATATCTCAAAGATTATATGCATATAAAAACAAAGAACAAGTAGGTCCTATGAGTTCAACAATGTGGGCTCAAGCAGGTATGTTAACAGATAGTGATATAGATACTATAGGGAAATTTATTGAGGAGACAATGAAATGATAGAGATATATGGAAAAGATAATTGTCCATATTGCGATATGGCAAAAGCTTTATGCGAACAAAAGAAAATGGATTATGAATATAAACTATTAGGCTTTGATTTTACAAGAGAAGAGTTAATGGAAACATTTCCAGGTGCAAGAACTTTTCCACAAATCATAGTTGATGGTCAAAAGATTGGTGGATATACAGAATTAAAAGAATTAACTGATTTAGAGTTATGATTTTAGACTGCCAATATTGTTATTCTCGTATTGTAATTAAACCAGCAGATGACGAACCGGTCAAGGTAAACTTCTGCCCTCATTGTGGCGAACCAACTGACGATGATATGGATGAATTAAATTTTAATGAATAATTGGCTATATCAAGGTGTGACATTTGAGCCTGGTGAACCTTTTACATATGAAAAATATGGTTCGCATTGGTATGGTTTTGTTTATTGTATTACACACAGAGGAACAAATAAAAAGTATGTTGGTAAAAAATTCTTTTGGTCAAAGAAAACACTTCCTATAACTAAGAAAAGAAAACGCAGAAAAATAACCTATGTTGAATCCGATTGGAGAACATATTATGGTTCGAATAAACATTTAATGGAAGAGGTAAAGGAACACGGAGAGGACTTTTATCATAGGGAAATATTACATTTATGCAAAACCAAAGGTGAATGTGCATATATGGAAACAAAGGAACAATTTGAGAGAGAAGTGTTGTTAAGTGATGATTATTATAATGGAATTATTAATTGCAGAATAGGGTCAAATAGTGTAAAAAACATGTTTACAAAGTGATAAAAGTATGATATAATAATACTATTATGGCGAAAATATTAAAGTTTCCGACTGGCGAGGAACTCAAACAAAAGGCAGAAGCAAAACAAGTTCAAGATGATTACGCTACAGTCAGAGATGCATCTGACGATTGTGTAGCATCTGCACAATTTCTATTAGAAATTATGGAAGAGTTTATATTAACAGGAGAAGTATCTCGTGAATTTATGGACATGCAATTCCGTGATGAAACCTTCCAGGAATCAAGAGATATGTTCGTTGTAATAAACATGCTCAACGCTATGTTTCATCGCTATTATGGTATACCACATTCACTTCATAGAGAATTTGATAGATTATATGTAGCGATTAAAGCGATGGATAAACAAAACACACAAGCAAGAAATGAATTGGACGATAAATACGAAATATTATTTAAGCCTGATGATGGAGAAGATGATGATACTACTTGATTATAACCAAATCGCACTATCAAATATTATAGTGCAAAAACTAAATGATGAACAAATGATTCGTCATATGATACTTAACAGTATTCGTATGTATAATAAAAAATACAGAAACGAATATGGCCAAATGGTTATTTGTGCCGATGGTATGAATACATGGCGTAAAGAGTATTACCCACAATACAAGGCAAGCAGAAGAAAGCATAGAGATAATTCAGCTCTTGATTGGACAGAAATATTCAGAATATTACATTTGGTTAGAGATGAAATCAAAGAAAACCTACCATATAAAGTATTACATATGGAAGGCTGTGAGGCAGATGATATCATTGGTACACTCGCAATGCAAACACAAGAGTTTGGTATGCATGAACCAGTTATGATTATTTCATCAGATAAAGATTTTATCCAATTACAAAAATTTAATAATGTAAAACAATTTAGTCCTATACAAAAGAAAACAGTAAAGGACGATAATCCAAGAACATATTTATGGAATCATATATTCAGAGGCGATAGTGGCGATGGTATACCAAATGTATTATCTGGTGATGATACCTTTGTTACTGAATCAAAACAAACACCTTTGAGACAAACAAAAATAGATGATTGGATTCATAATGCAGAGAGATTAAGAGATGTAATGCCAGAAGAGTATTATAGGAATTATCAGCGTAATAGGAAACTTATTGATTTGGCTGAAATCCCAGAAGAGGTACAACAGAGCATTATAAATACTTTTAATGGACAGAAACCTGCAATGAGAATGAAGGTTTTAAATTATCTCATTAAAAAGAGATGTACTAACTTGATTGAAGTCGTGGAGGAATTTTACAATGGCTAAAAAATTAATATCAGAGGTTTTAACAGAAGCTTCTAAAATAACTAAAAAGGCAGATAGAATCAATTATTTGCGCGCAAACAAAACACCAGCACTTTTGGATATACTAAGGATTGCATTTGATGATGATGTGGTATCTGTATTACCATCAGGAGCTCCAACATTTAATAAAGATGATGCACCTGCTGGGCATGAATTTTTAAATTTACAAAAGGGTCATAGAAGATTTAAATACTTCTTTAAAGGTCCGGTTGCAAATGATACACCAGCATTACGAAGAGAAGGAATGTTTTTATCCTTTATTGAATCCTTACATGGAGACGAAGCTGATTTGGTTATCGCTGCTAAGGATAAATCTTTAAAGTATAAAGGTATTACCAAAAAATTCATAAAGGATACTTTTCCAAATCTAATTGTAAAGTAATGGCTAAATTTGACCCAAAAGAAATAGAAAATTCAAATAGGATTTTTAAATCAGCAACACCTAAACAGGATTTATCCTGGTATGTAAAATGGACAGCATCGTTATTTATCCTAATAGGTATGTCGATAAGAGGCCTTGATGGATTTCAAGCCATAGACTTATCAGTATCAATTATAGGTGTTACTGGTTGGTTGATAGTGGGTTTATTATGGAAAGACCGTGCATTGATATTATTAAATGGTATAGGATTGGCATTATTATTAAGAACTTTGGCACAAACACTTTACATTTGACCTTAGATGTGGTATAATATACCATATAAAGATAAGGATTATATTATGATACAAATACTAAGAGAAATAACAGACTGGGGCGACCAGCAAATATCCAATGGAGACTATTATGTCAACAGCTCTGGATACTTAATTGGTTATATGCCACAGGGAAAAGCTTACAAAGAGTTTAAAACACCAATAAAACAATTCTCCAAATCAAGGAGAAAGTTTAAACTAATTGGTGAATGGCCTGAGGAATTACCAGAAGGTGCAATTACTGTGCAAGGCAGTAAAGGTAATACATATACAATAATTGATAAAAAGTGTTCATGCCCTGGATTTAAATTCAGAGGCACATGTAAACACTTAACGATGGTGGCATAATGAATATATTCATACTAGATAATGACCCAGTATTGGCCGCACAATTACAATGTGATAAACATGTTGTTAAAATGATTGTTGAATCAGGCCAAATGCTTTCTACAGCACATCGTATGATTGATGGTACAGTCGAAAGAAGGCCATCTAAATCAGGTAAAACCACAGTTAATTACTACAAACTTAATGATGAACGAGAGGATATTATGTACAAGGCAGTGCATTTTAATCACCCATGTTCAATATGGACACGCGAAAGTTGCTGTAATTATTCATGGCATTACGAACATTTTATTGCTCTATGTGAAGAATATACATATCGTTATGGTAAAGTGCATTCAACAGAAACAAAACTGAGAGATGTTCTAAAAGAAATACCAAAAAACATTAATAGAGTTGGTGGTAAAACACCATTTAAGTTGGCAATGCAATCAAATCCTGAATGTGTTGTTAATACATTGGGTGGCGTAGATGCAGTTGCCACATATCAAAATTTTTACAAAACAAAACAAAAAAGATTCAGTATGGATTGGACAAAAAGACAAATACCGGAGTGGTTCCATGCAGTATAAATTTCATGAACACAGATATACATTTAAAGGTAATTTCGCATATGCAGCTGATTGTATCAGACATTCATTGGATATGATGGGTTATAGTGAATCAGAAACTGAAGAAGCAGACCTACATATTTACAATCATACTTGTAGAGATTTGGAACCTGATATGCCAGAAAATTCCATTATCTTTAAACCAACAGCACCTACAAGTAAACACTTCCAAATATGTAAAGAGGGTTATGCAAATTCATCTGCGATTACATTCGATGACCCTTGTTGGTGGGCATTTAGTAAATATGATAATAGTGAATGGAATGAAATCCAAGATATGGTAGAGAGAAGAGCAAACAAATGGGATGATTCCATTATGCTGAAATGGCCAGATGCTAAAAATGTAAAAGATGACCATATATTAATTGTTGGTCAAATGCCTGAAGATGAAACAGTGATGGGATTTGGATTTGGTAACCATTGGGATAAAACATGTCAAATTGTAGAGAAGTTAAAAGATAGAGATAATTTGGTTATTAAATTACACCCAAGAATAAGAAAAGCAAGTCATAGGATACGTGATATAAATCAACAAATAGAAAAATGGGAAGATGCAGGACATCAAGTTTTTTCTGGCTATGAAACAATACATAGTGTATTACCTAAAACAAGAGTAGCAATCATAGAGAACTCTACTGCAGGTATCGAATGTATGATGCATGATGTTCCTATTATTTCACACGGATATCCTGATTATCATTGGATAACAAAAGATTTACGAATTTTGACTCGACTAAATAGTTATATAGATAATTTACAATGGTTTAATAAAAACCATAGCAGAGAATTTTTATGTTGGTATGTATTTAGATATTTATGTTCTGATATACCAACTACAACAAAACGATTAGAGGGATTACTGAATGCCAACATATGAATTTAAAAATAAAGACACTGGAGAAGTGTTTGAAAAAATAATGTCCTATGAAAAAAAGGTAAAATTTTTGGAAGAAAATCCAAATGTTCAATCACATTATACAACATTAAATATTGATTACGATGGTGGTAGCTCAGTACTGTCAAAGGCCGGTTCTGGTTGGAAGGAAGTACAAGATAGAATTAAATCAGGAATGCCACCAAAAGATAGGCATAGGATTAAATCACAATGAAATTTACACACGACCCCATTGATTTAGGTTATAATGACCTATCAGCTAAAACTACAAAAAAAGGTAGACAATATGTTGACCCAGATGGTAATACATATCCATCAATTACTACAGTCCTTTCCATATTATCAGAGGATAGTATTAGAGCCTGGAGAGCTCGTGTAGGAGAAGAAAAGGCAAACCAAATATCAAGAGTTGCTTCTACTCGTGGAACAACAGTACATAATATTATTGAAAAATATGTTGCAAATGACCCTGAATATATTAAAGGTGAAATGCCACATAATGTTCAAACATTTAAAGATGTACAAAAAGTTATTGACAAAGGTGTTACAAAGGTATATCAACAAGAGGCTCCGCTTTATTCAAAACACTTAGGTGTTGCAGGAAGAGTTGATTGTGTAGGACAATGGAATGGTAAAGATTCTATTATAGACTGGAAAACATCTCGTAAATTTAAAAAGAAGGAATGGATATCTAGTTACTTTATGCAATGTGCAGCTTATGCAATTATGTGGGAAGAGAGAACTGGTATGCCAATAAAACAATTAGTTGTCTGTATCGCAGGTGATGAAGGTTCACAAGTCTTTGTAGAGGATAGAGATAATTGGACAGAAAAATTAATTGAAACTATTAATGAATATAGAAGAAGAAAATTATTTGGGAGATAAAATGAATTATTTATTAGAAGCATTATCTAAAAAATTAGAAGGTGAAATTGAAGTTGCAAAGGCAAACGTGATGGTATACCAAAGAAATTCAGTTGGTATAGGTGAACATCCAGATGTTGTTGAAGCAATTGAAACACAAGTATCTAAGATAGCAGAAGCAGAAGACAAATTAGATACAATAAAAAGACATTTTAAATAAATTAATATTATAAATAGTAGGTGTTTACAAAGCACATAAAATGTGTTATAATATACCTATGAAAAAATTTAACGAATACATAACAGAGCGTTCAGGCAAAGGTTTAACAATCTTTGATATTGACGATACCATGTTTGTATCAAAAGCTCGTGTATTGGTTAAAAATAAAACTACTGGTAAAACAAAACCATTAACTCCTCAACAGTTTAATGATTATAAATTAGGTAACCAAGAGGAATATGATTTTGGTGAATTTAAATCAGCCAAAATATTCTACCAAACAGCAACTCCAATCGCAAGAATGATTGCAAAAGCAAAGGCAATAATTAAAAATGCCACAGCAAAAGGTAGTAAAGTGATTATCGTTACTGCAAGAGCAGACATGGACGATAAAAAACTCTTTATTAAAACATTTGAATCACATGGAATACCAATGAAAAATGTTTATGTTGAGAGAGCTGGTAATGTTGGTGGTCCAAATAGTGCTGCAAATAAAACAGTAGTGTTTAAAAAGTATTTAGATACAGGTAAATATGCAAGGGTCAGATTGTTTGATGACCATAAAGAAAATTTAACTGCATTACTTGATTTAAAAAGGGAATATCCACAGATTGAAATGTTTGCATATTTAGCAGATAAAAATGGTGGTGTTAAAAGAATAAAATAGGATTATATTATGAATGAATTTTTAATTGAAACAAACAAACACATGGACGGTATCCAAAAGTTATATCAATTTCCAAATGGTTATGGTGCAAGTGTCATTAAACATAAAGGTTCTTATGGATACGATAAAGGTCTGTGGGAATTGGCTGTGTTAAACGAGGGTGAGTTATGTTATGATAGTGAGATTACAGGTGATGTGATTGGTTATCTTAACGACCCACAAGTTGATAATATATTAGGACAAATATCGAGGTTATAAGATGCCAATAAAATTAGGAAAATCACACACAACAATAGATAGAGCTACTAAAAAAGCTACTACAGTACATCCGTACATAAAAACATTTAACAAATTAGATTTAATTGAAAAATATAATGCGTCAAACACAAGACGAAAAGACAAACAAAAAATTAAAAATGAATTAATTCGTAGAGGTGGAGTAGTTTTTGAGTAAACAAGCAAAATATAGAGAAAAAACTTACGGTTTGAGCAATTATCGTTTAGGCTTAAAACGAAAAGAAAG